GGGGCATGCGTACCACAGGTCAACGGTACATACGTGTGCCACCCGACTGCACTGCCATTCTTTAAGAAGTCCAAGCGCAATTTTGACGAGAGCGAGGCTAACTGCAATACCTGCAAGCATCTTGTTCGCGTGAAGCATGAGCCAAGAAAAGATGGCATGTTACGGGGCGAGTGCCAAACGATGCCCAAGCTGCTGTTCCACCCCGATGACTTTATGGGGATGAGTTGCTACGAACAAAGACCGGAGAAGAACGCATGACCGCCGCACTTGACCGAGCCGTAGCAAACGCGATGGGGCTTAAAAGCGTAAACAACTGCGAGAAGTGGGTAGGGCTGACGGACGGCGAACTTATGGAATGCACTGTGTTTAAACAGTTTGGGTACGACCCGCCCTACATCGACGAGAACGGAGCCAAGCATGTAGGCAGCATGGAGGTATCGCTGCGGAGAACATACGAGAACATAAACAACAAACTCAAGGAGAAGAACACATGACCGACCTGACAGAAGCCAACTTGAAAGACTACATCACGGCGATTCAAAAACACATGGAAGAAACGGGTAAGGTGATGGCGATTAAACCAAACAAGGTTATGTACTTACCCGATGACTTGGAAAAGATTGGCCTCACGCACGAGGATGTTTTGAAAATGATTAAGGAGAAGAGTGCTTGAAATGCCCAACCTGTAACGAGTGGACGACAGTCGAGCAGACAAAGAACTTGGGTGGCTTTGTAGAGCGTAGACGCAGATGCGCTAACGACCACACATTCACAACCGAAGAGCGGGTAATCCCCGACAAGAAGCGCGGACGCCCCAAGAAAACCAAGGAGAAAGTAGATGACAATGGCCACCCTATCCCGTTATGACCCCATCAAAGGATGTTTTGTTTTGAAAGACTTTAACCCCAAGCCCCCCGCCAACGCATTTGAATGGCGGCGCTTTGTTGTAGAAGAGCAAGCTAGACGTGGCGAAACACCGCGCACGCCTAGACATAAATTGGGTGCCACTGGTTAGGCCAGTGGCTCATGGTGGGCAGCACACAAGCCTAGTAGATGTGGTGTGCTTTCCAGCTTTCGACCGCGAATCGAGGGGGCGCGGAATCTACTTTCCCCCCTCACCTCATACCTGTTTGAAAAAGGAAGTAAAAAATGGCCAACACACCGGAAGCCAAAGTAAAGAAGCAGATCAGGAAAATTCTAGACACAACGCGTTGCTACTATGCCATGCCAGTCGGCTCAGGCTTTGGTAACTCAGGCGTGCCGGACTTCTTGGTCTGCCATCAGGGCACGTTTGTAGGCATCGAAGCCAAGGCGGGTAAGGGCAAGACAACCGCGCTGCAAGAAGACAACCTCAAACGCATACGTGATGCCGGTGGTGTGGCCGTTGTGGTCAATGAAGCAAACATCGAACAGCTACCAGCAATGCTGGGGGATTTATTAAAGGAGAAGAAGTAATGGACCAGATGACACGAGAAGAGATTGACAAAGCAATCGGCGAGTTGGACGAAGCCGAGCGCGAATACCTCAAGCTGCTCATCAGCCGCATAGTGCGCTGCTTTGTAGACGATGACCATGAGGCGGTGCTGCTGTTCGGCAGGGAAGGCGCAAGCCAGATATCAATGTGTACAGTCAACTGTGACGAGATACCCGCTGCCAACATGGTTAACTACGCACACAACCTGACATCGTTCATGGTCACTGCGGACGCGCCCGCCAAGGAGAAGTTTAATTGAGCGCCCCCTATGACCGGATACTGAGCATCGACTTCGAGACGCGCTGGTCAAGCAGGAACTACACCCTGACGAAGACAACAACGGAGGAGTACATACGTGATACAAGATTTAAGGCGTTCGGAGCGTGCGTACACGAGTTCGGAACTGACAGCCCAACTGAATGGGTTCGAGGAGCAGAGCTACCTGAGTACTTTTCAAGTGTCGATTGGGGACGAACCGCTGTACTTGCACATAACGCCCAGTTCGACGTCTCAATCATGGCATGGAGATACGGAGCCAAGCCCTGCTTTATCTTCGACACCTTGTCAATGGCGAGAGCTACACGCGGCGTTGAGGTTGGCAACAGTCTCGCCCGACTTGCAGCAGATTTTGGTCTTCCCGAAAAAGGGAAAGCCGTACACAGTACAGATGGTCTGGCCGAGTTGGACGCAGACTTGGAACTTGAGCTTGCAGAGTATTGCAAACACGACGTATATCTATGCGAACAAATCTTCGAACGGCTATCACGCGGCTACCCAAAGAAAGAACTTAGGCTTATAGACATGACGCTCAAGATGTACACGAACCCCGTGCTGCAACTTGACAGGAGCATGTTGATTAACGCCATTGCAGCGGAGAAAGAAAAACGTGAAGAACTACTACAACGGCTCGGCGTGGACGAGGCTGTACTGGCATCGAACCCTCAATTTGCAAAAGCACTGGAAACGCTCGGCATACCAGCGCCGCGCAAGATTAGTAAGACAACCGGCAAAAGCACGCTTGCACTTGCTAAAAATGACGCTATGTTTCAAGCGCTGCTCAACGGAGACAATGAGGACGTTGCGCATTTATGTGAAGCACGGCTGGCAGTCAAATCAACTACTGAACGTACGCGTGCGCAAAGATTCTTGGACATCAGCAAACGGGGTACGCTACCGGTCCCGCTGAGCTACTACGGGGCGCTATCAGGCAGGTGGACGGCCAGCAAAGGCAGCGCCATCAACATGCAGAACTTAAAGCGGGGCAGCTTTCTACGCAAGGCCATCATGGCCCCAGAGGGCCACCAGTTGGTGGTGGGTGACTTGTCCCAGATTGAGCCGCGTGTGCTGGCGTGGCTGTCAGACTACGAAGACCTACTGAACATCTTCCGGTCAGGGCAGGACGCCTACGCCCAGTTTGGTGCGCAGATGTTCAACATACCAAATCTCACCAAAGAAACGCACCCAAACCTACGTCAGTCGGCCAAGTCGGCGCTGTTGGGGTGTGGGTATGGGCTAGGATGGGCCAGCTTTGCCGCGCAGCTACTCGTGGGTTTCCTTGGTGCGCCGCCGGTAAGGTACGACAAGGCGTTTGCCAAGCAGTTGGGCGTTACATCGGAGTACGTAGAGAAGTTCCTTGAGTGGGACGATAACGTGCAGAAGATGTTGGACATTCCCCACATTTGTACCCAGACAGAATTGCTGATCCACTGCGTAGCGGCTAAAAAGATCATCGACATCTATCGTGCAACGGCTTACCCAGTGGTGGGGTTCTGGAACATGTGCTCAAGCCTCATGGTCAGCTCTCTTGCGGAAGGCCACGAGTTCGTGTATAAATGTCTTACGTTTAGGAAAGAAGAAATCGTGCTGCCAAACGGCATGAGTCTGCGCTACCCCAACCTGCGCCAAGTCACCGACAAGGAGACCAAGCAAAAGAACTGGGTGTATGGCAAGGACGAGACGAAGCTATACGCGGGCAAGATCACGAACAACGTGACACAAGCTGTTGCGCGTATAGTGATGACGGACGGGATGCTACGCACGACGAAGAAGTACTTTGTGGCGGGCACAGTGCATGACGAACAGATCGTTGTCGTGCCGGACGCAGAGGTGGAGTTCGCTAAGACTTGGGTCTTGGCGCAAATGACTATGGAGCCGAGTTACTTGCCGGGCATACCGCTGGCGGCAGACGGCGGCGCGAACCAGCGCTATGGGTTGGCTAAAAATTAAAGGAGAAGCAGATGAAGATACCGAAAGCAATCACAGTGGGCCGCAGGGTGTACGAGATCACGCGACCCCACACCATTCAAGACCCCGCGTCACATGGTCGCACTTACTACTGTGAAGACCGCATAGAGATCGCACGCTTTGACAATCAAGGCAACATGTTCGAGTCAGAAGAAGTTGACGACACGTTTTGGCACGAGCTAACCCACTGCATCTTGTATGACATGGGCCACGACTTGTGTGACAACGAGCGTTTCGTTACGGCATTTGCCAATCGTTTATCCAGCGCAGTCAACTCAGCCAAACTATGAAAAAACCAGCATGGTCACACTCCTCCCTCAAAGACTTTGAGGGTTGCCAACGCCGCTACCAAGAGATCAAGGTCTTAAAGAACTACCCGTTCACAGAGACAGAGGCCACGCGCTACGGCAATCAAGTGCATGAGGCCATCGAGTTGTATATACGTGACGGCAAGCCCATCCCTCCTGAGTACGCGCAGTTCCAAGCGGTGGTGGACGCCATGCTGAAAAAAGATGGCCGCAAGCTGGCCGAGTACGAGATGGCGCTGACAGTTGACCTGCAACCCACTGAGTGGAAAGCCAAGGACGTGTGGGTGCGCGGCATTGCCGACATCTTGATTGTTGATGATGAGAACCTTACAGCTTGGGTGGGCGACTGGAAAACCGGCAACAACAAGTACCCTGACCGCGATCAGCTTGTGCTCATGTCTATCATGGTGTTCGCGCACTTCCCTCACATCCGGCGTGTCAACTCGGCGCTACTGTTCATCGTGAAGAACGACATGGTGAAGATGTCTATGACGCGTGAGCAAGCGGATAAACATTGGTGGGACTACCGCGAACGTACCGCACGACTCGAAGCCGCTTTTGCCAACGATGTATGGAACCCAAACCAGACGCCACTATGCGGATGGTGTCCGGTGAAGACCTGTGAATTTAACAAAAAACATTAGGAGTTTTTATGCCACGCAATCCACGAGACTACGACAAAGAATACGCAGCCTATGACGGCAAACCCGCTGTCAAAAAGAAACGTGCTGCTCGCAATCAAGCCCGCGCCATCATGGAGAAGGAAGGGCTGGTACACAAGGGTGACGGCAAAGACGTTGACCACAAGCAGCCGCTGTCCAAGGGCGGGGCTACGACGCGCAGCAACCTCAAGGTGAAGAGCGCCACGGCCAACCGTTCATACGCACGCACAACCAAGGGGGCGATGAAGTGACAAACTCCCTACTCGGCTCACTTCTCGGAGGGGGCAGTCAAACACAGCAGCAAGCTAACACGCAGGTTTATGCGCAAGCGCTTGCACAGGCGCAGAACTACCAATCGCAAAGCCCAACGGCACTGGCTCAGTCGTACCAATCACAGAGCATAGGGGCAATGGCGCAGCAGGGGCAACAAAACGCAACAATAAGGCGCGAGGGAACAATCGTAGGTGCTGCGTACCCACCCGCAACAAGCATGGACATAGAACACGAAGCCTACGAAACGTCTGTATCAACGCTGATCGATTTGTGGGTTGCACGTTACGGCAACGAGTGGGTTGACTTGGAGACAGTGGACGACGATGTGTTTTTCTCACTGGCGTATACAAGGCTCAAGAATCTGGGTCAGTTAGAGATTCACTACTTAACGGATAGAGCGCGGTACGTGTGCCGCAAACCAAAATAAATACAGGAGGGCGTGTGATGGTTACTGAAACAACAGGGTTTGAAGATGTGGATACACCCACATTGCGCAACTTATGGCAAGTAGGGTTTGGCGACAATAAAATTTTGTGCGACGAGCTTGAGTCTTTAATAAGACAAAAAAAGGAACTTGGAATGATCGGCTTAGAAGTGTGCCGTAGACAAGAAGCAGAGGCTACTAAACCTACACGCGAGTCCCGAGATTTCTATTACGTACTGGTAGGAGAAGCTAGTGGAGATAATTGACAACAAGGCTGTTGTGCTGCGCACGCGCAATCCGGCCAAGTACAGCATCATTCCGAAGCACAAGATTCTCAGCGAGATCGATGGCGTGTATGAGGTGGCGGTGTACTGGGGTCTTGACGAGTCCCGAGTACTCAAGAATTTAGGTGTCAAAGAGATACGTTCGCCCATCACTGGGCGCTACGACTGGCCGGGCAAGTTCACGCCGATGGACCACCAGATCGAAACAGCAGCATTCTTGACAATGAACCGCAGAGCGTTCTGCTTTAACGACCCCGGCACCGGCAAGACTCTCAGTGCGTTGTGGGCGGCAGACTACTTGATGCAGAAGAAAGAAGTGCGGCGTGTCCTGATTCTGTGTCCGCTGTCAATCATGCACAGCGCGTGGATGGGCGACATCAACAGAAGTGTCATTCACCGTAGCGCAGTCGTGGCCCACCATGCACAGGCGTCTCGGCGCATAGAGATGATTCAGCAGGACTACGAGATCGTGATTGCAAACTATGACGGCCTCGGCCTGATTGCGCAGGAGATAACCAATGACGGACGCTTTGATCTGGTCATCGTTGACGAAGCCAATGCGTACAAGAACCCCTCTACGCGGCGATGGAAAGCGTTGGCGGCAATCATCAAGCCTGAGACGTACTTGTGGATGATGACGGGTACACCCGCTTCACAGTCTCCTGTGGATGCGTACGGCCTCGCCAAGCTGGTCAACCCCGGCGGCGTGCCCAAGTTCCAGACAGCGTGGCGCGACAAGGTAATGAACAAAATAACCATGTTCAAGTGGGCACCCAAAGTCAACGCCAATGAGCTGGTGTTCAACGCACTTCAACCAGCAGTACGTTTTACAAAAGACCAGTGCCTTGATCTGCCGCCTGTCGTGACTGTGACCCGCGAAGCGCCTATGACTCCGCAGCAAAACAAGTACTACAAGCTGCTCAAAGAACAGATGATGGTGAGCGCGGCGGGGCAGACAATCAGCGCAGTCAATGCTGGCGTGGCAGTCAATAAGTTGTTGCAGATCAGTTGCGGCGCGGCCTACACCGATGACAAGGAAGTAGTTGAGTTCGATGCTGGCCCACGCTTGGCGGTGCTGGATGAAATACTGGAGGAGACGTCACGCAAAGTCATCATCTTTGCAATGTTCCGCAGCAGCATAGAGACCATAGTCACCCACCTACGCAAGCAGGGCTTCGGCGTGGACCAGATTCATGGTGACGTGTCAGCAACAAAGCGGGGCCAGATCATCAACGACTTTCAGACGCAGCCAACGATCAGGGTGCTGGTCATGCAGCCCCAAGCAACGGCCCACGGGATTACCCTAACAGCGGCTGACACGGTTGTCTTCTTTGGTCCATTGATGTCTGTGGAGATGTACACCCAGTGCATTGCAAGGGCTGACAGGAAGGGCCAAGACTCAGAGAAAGTCACTGTGGTTCATATCGAGTCAAGCCCAATCGAGCGCCGTATGTTCAAAGCCATGCAGGGCAAAGTTAGCGACCACTCGTTGCTCGTTGGCATGTTCGACCATGAAATAAAAAATTAAATGAAAGGAGTTGCAAATTGCAAAAACGTGTGTAAACTGTCCAACCTTGTACAACAATAAACGGAGAAGCAAATGACAGATGACGAAACAGAAGAAGCGCCCGCACAGGCTGCTTCGAGTGACCAACCAATTGTCCCAATGGACAAGCTGGCGCGGGTGTACCGCAAGATGCAAGCAGAAGTGCAGCGTCTGACAACCGAGTACGAGACTCAGATCGAAGCTATCAAAGCGCAGCAAGAAGGCGTGAAGATAGCGCTCAAAGATCAGATGCTCAAGCTCGGCATCGCATCGGTGCGAACCGACAGCGGTACGGTCACGCTTTCTACAAAGACGCGGTACAACACAAGTGACTGGGACTCTTTCAAAGAGTTCGTCAAACAGCATGATGCCCTCGACCTGTTCGAGAAACGCATCGCACAGACCAACATGGGAACTTTTCTTGAAGAGAACCCCGGCGCTGTACCTGCTGGCTTGAACACAGTCACAGAGTATTCCATTTCAGTTCGTAAACCAACCAAGTAAAGATGAAAACATACCCACTAGAACATAACCCGCTTGTTTCGGGCGTGCAAGAAGGATTCAAGACGGAAGCTGAAGCTGTCGCTGTATGGCGGACGCTTAAAAACCCGTATGAGTTCAAAGTCAAATACATAACGACCCCGTTAACGGGCGATGTCATTGCGGTTGTCTTTGAAAAGGGCAACCCAGAGGACTACAAAACTTTCTATAAATTCGGTGAAATCAACTAAGGAAATCAAAATGAGCAACGTAGCATTATTCAACCCGTCCCAAGTCCCTGCGCACGTAAAAGCGCGGGGCGAACTGTCAGCAATTGCCAAAGCCCTTGCGGGTGGCGGTGGAGCAGCCGGTGGCAAGCGTGTGTCTATCAAAGGCGGTGTGTTCCGTCTTATCAGTGGCGGCAAAGAAGTCGCGGCAATCGAAGAGCGCTACTTAGATGTGGTCGTGGTCAATGCCGCGCCCAATGTGTCCCGCGTGTTCTACGGAGCCAAGTATGATGCCGACAAGGTGGCCGCACCTGACTGCTGGTCTGCCGATGGTGTAGCGCCTGACGCCGCAGTGAAAGACAAGCCCGCCGCCAAGTGTGATGCTTGCCCCAACAACATCGCTGGCTCAGGCCAAGGTAACAGCCGTGCTTGCCGCTACCAACAGCGCTTGGCTGTCGTGCTGGCAAATGACATGGGCGGTGATGTGTTGCAGTTGACTGCGCCAGCGACTTCGGTCTTTGGTAAAGAAGACGGCGATAAGCGCCCACTGCAAGCGTACGCTCGTTGGTTGGCTGCGCAGAACATCGACCCGTCCGAGGTCATCACCCGCATGAACTTCGACACCAAGTCTGAGTCGCCCAAGCTGTTCTTCAAACCAATGCGCTGGATTGACGATGACGAAGCTCCGGTCATTAAGAAGCAAGGTCAGACAGCCGATGCCAAGAACGCAGTTGCCATGACTGTGTTTAAGAACGACACGGCCAGCGTGGCCGCACCAATCGATGTGCCGGGCAAGCGCCCTGCCAAGGTAGAGGCAGCGGTTGACGAAGATGAAGAGCCAGTGGTTCGCAAAGAAGAGAAGAAGCCAAGCGCTGTGCCAAAGGCCAAGGCCAACCTTGCCGAGATGGTTGACGATTGGGACGAAGCCTAAAAGGAGTTACGGGGGGAA